AATAACGTCTTGGATCTTTTTGTTAATTTCGATCATTTTAACGTTATGTCGCCCCGACTTCAGATACTCCTGTTGCCACTCTAGCTCCAAGGATCTTTTCGTAGTGTACAGTTCTTGGATCATTTGTAACCTCCTCATAGGTTATCCATTTACCAGTCTTGCTAGTAAATCCATCAGACTCGAACTTTACCTCATTTTTTCCCAGTTTGTCAAGGACTACTTTTTCAATGCCCTCGATACTGTCTTCAGCCATAGCCTTAAAATCAGCAAAATGCCCGTGGTATCGGATTTGTATTCGGAAGTTTTTCATTGTTAATTTCTTACTTTATTGTCGAAATGAGGCGATTTTAAGGCCGCCTCATTTCTAAGTTATTGATTAAGCACCTTCGACACCGTAGATACCTCTAGGGTCTGATACTCCAAATGAGTATCTTTCTCTAGCTTTGTATCTAACGTTGCCAGTTGAGAAATCGCCTTCCATTTTAGTTTGGATAGGTAATCTGTCAAAGTGTTTCATTCCGTTAGGAACATCCGTGATGATGTACCAAGAATCAGTATCAGAAAGATAGTGATTGACTCTGTAACCTTGAGGAATCATCCCCATGTTTTTAAGAGCATTGATATCATTATCAGCAGTACCAACTCTACCTTGAGATTTTAACAATCTTTCAGAATTGAATTGGTTAGCAGGTGGAACAATTAATTTCATTCCTCTTGCTGCTATTTTCAGACCACGTTCATCAGTCATTGCAGCGATATCAATTAACGCTTGCTCTAACGATGTTTCGTTTATGTCTGCTTGTGTTGTTAACGTGTTTGAAAACACAGGGCCGATACATGGGTGATTTGTCGAGAACAAAGAAACTGCATCACCTGAATCATAGTTGTCTGTAGTAGGCAACCCTTGATTTAAAGGTACTGCGGCTTTGATTTGTTTCGCATTTGACATGGATCTAGCCAGTGCTTTTGTATAACGAGACGCGAGTCTGTCATACAAGTTATCTTCCATTGCTTCTTCAGTTAAAGAAAATGCAAGAGCTACTGTTTCGTTAGTATATCTTGCAGTGAATGTTTCTTGTGCATTGTCATAAGCAACTGCTGAACCTTCCGGTTTAACATATGCATTAGCAAAGCCCGATAACATTACTTCTTCTTCAAAAGCTCTGTCAGAACTTTCAGTAGCATAAATTTCTTTATGCTCCTGGTCGTATCGTTTGTACTCTAGGCCGAACAAGGCGTTTAAACCTGGCTCAAGCTCTTTTACGAGTTGTTGTCGTGATATAGCCATAATTTATCCTCCTTATATTCCATCGTAGTTGTTACCGAATAAATGCTGATCGATCATCACACGCCAATTTACATTAGCGGCAGTTAGATCATTATTTTTCGGGTCACGAGATACGCCTATGATTTTTAGTTGTGCAGCAGTAGCATTAAGAGTACCGTCTCCTAATTCCGTGCTGGAAACCCCGTTTGTAGTACTACCACTAACGCCTGCGATATCCGCACACATGTAAACATCAGTTTGAGCTGATGCACTTGAGTTGTCTGATTGAATTTCAAACATTTGCAGTGGACTGTCGTAAACGAAAGCTTCAATCGCACCACTTGAAGGTGGTGTAATCGAGCCAGGATAGTAGTTTTTAAACGTAGGTTTCAATGTAGTTGGATCAACATAAAACGTTCCCCAGAAAGCTCCAATATTTGTAGTATCACCAGCTGCTGCTGTGTCTACATATCCAGTCGCTACACCTATTGCTAGGGTGCCTTGATATAGAACACTGGCATCGCCAGGTAATATCTTATGAGAACTCATTCCTGTGGAGTCGTCTGCTTGACCAACTGACTTTATCGGTCTAAGACCGAAAGCGGCATCTTGATTAGCCATATTATCCTCCGTTTGCCCATATCCATGGGCGGTTTATATTAAAATTTCGCTGATACAGAACTGTTAAAAATTAACTTTTCTTACCACCGAAGGTTACACGTGAGCTCCTATCAACATTGATAGGCATGCTCGGGTGCTGATCCCTCAGAAGATCGGTTTTGACAGCTTCGTCTCTTTCCAATGCCTTATCAGCATAGAATTTCGAACGAGCCTGTGCGATCTCTTCCGGCACTCTGGCCAGCAACAGGCCACCAACTCCAATGACGCCTTTGAATTTGCCATCTTCAACCACCGGATAGCCTCCGTCCTTATATGCATCAGCTCTCACTAATTCATAACCGGCACGTAATCGACCTGAAACATTCTTGGTATCTTGAAAACCAAGACTTTCAGTTCTTATCCATCGGTGCCTGAAGCCATCTGGCGCAGGCGGGGCATCTAAAGATGATGGTTCTTTCCATTCAACAGGATGCTTTTCAGCTTCTCTAGTTGTGGAAGCGCGAGGGGTTTTGATTACTTCTTCTGCAGCTTTAGAAGCTACAGTTAGTTTCTCTTTTTTCATATGCTCTCCTTCACGATATCTAATTGTTTCGCATATTCCTCAAGTGGCACATTTAATTTTTTTGCTATTGCTACTTGTGAAGATGTGAGTTTCACAGTTCTGCGACCTGATTTGTACCCCGCTCGCTTAGCCGAAGCTACTTGTTGAACGGGTCTGGTCGTTTGTTCTGTATTACTATCAAACTTGTGGGGAAATTCAAGTTTTATTTTACGATCTAATTCCATGTAATAATCCTTGGATTTTGGATCGTAACCTTCCTCTTCCACGAGTTTTCTATGGATGTCAAAAGCCGTATAAGTCATGGCATTATCCTTACCAAACCACGAATTATTCTCTGCCCATTCAACAGCCTGTGAATCAGGTGTTGGAGTAGGGCCGGCAGGAACAGTCATTCCTTCCCTGAACGTTGCGCGTTCTTTTTCAGCTTTTTGTGTTTCATCTCGAGTGTTTTTTAAATCAGCAAGTTTTGCTTCTTCATAACCCAATCGAGCAATTTCTTTTTGAGCAAGTACTTCAGCGGAAATGTCGCTCGCTTCTCTAGCCGCTTGCAACTTGGCTTGAGCTGCGGTTGTACTGGAAACAATTCGATCTTCCATTTCCTTAACATAACCACCATCTAATTTAGCCAAACGGGATTTTAGATCTCTTTGCTCGGTAAGAACGGATCTAGAATAAGTTAACGCAGCATCTTTTTGACGTTCTGCCTCACGCATACGTTTCGTCAATTTAGAAATACGTTTTTTTACTCCTTCTCCATATTCTTCCAGTTCTTTTTCTGGTTCTTTTTTTACTTCTTCTTTTACTTCTTCAACCTTGATTTCTTCTGGCTTCTCTTCCTTGACTTCTACTTCTTGCTCCTGTGCTTCTTTTATTGTTTCTTCAGGCAATGTTACTTCAACAGCAGGTCCACTGGTGTCGAGCTCAATCGTCTTCTTTTCTTTTACTTCTTCTTTTACTTCTTCAGATTTTTTCTTTTCTGGCATAGCTCCTCCTATGATTAATATTCATGCAAGATATCTTCTGGATTCTTGATGGTTGCTAAAACTTCGTCGTCGTTTAGCAGACGTACTTCACCGCCTTCAATTTTAATTCTTGATCCCGCGTAACGGGCAAACATCACCCAGTCGCCTGTTTTACACCAGGGTCCTCGAGGATATCTTTTAGTATCCTTATAACAGTCAGGTCCCATTGCTAAAACATTTCCACATTGAGAGGCAACTTGTTGCCTTTCCAATGTATCCTGTCCCAATAAAAGTCCCCCTTTGGTTTTCTCACTCATTTGAAATGGTAAAACCAAAAGTCTCCAGCCCGTAGGCTTCGGTAACTTTGTTGATTCTGTGGTAACTTCTTTTTTGGAATTGCCGTCTAAAACTAGTTTACGTTTTAGGGCCGGTTTTGATGTCGATAATATTGTCACTTTGCTCCTTATTCTTTAGCAGGTTAGAGATTTCCTGTAAGATATATTGATACGTTCGTATTTGTCCTAACATATACTGGTATTTATCCATATTGTCAACACCCCCTAAAATGGCATTGACAACGTCTTGATGTCGTAATTCTGTTATTTTTTTTAATTTGTATAGAAGTTCTATTCCATCCATTTTTTACCTTTCAGTTTTTTGTAGATTAACTGCGGATGGACCCTTGTCCGTATTCTCAACTTCAAACGTTAATTCATCACCTTCATTTAGCGTTATGCTTGATGCTCGGGCTGCTGAAGAATGAACGAACACGTCTTTTTCCTTGTCTTCTCTTTCAATGAAACCATAACCTTTAGTTCCATTAAACCATTTTACTTTGCCTTTTAGACTCATTTTATTTTCTTTCTTTATTGTTTAACTCTAATTGTTAGAAAAAACTAACAACAACAGACCTTTAAATAGATTTAATAAGAAATGTCAAGTTAATACAAATTAATGGAAGGGGGTGTTCTGTTT